GTGAACCAGAACGAACAAGAAGATCTGTTAATTCTGGTGTTGGTTGAAATGCTTTGGTATTAACTGACATTTTATTCTCCCTTATTGTTGTTTAAGCTTAAGCAATGTTTACAGAGACTTTTGCGTAACCGTCGGCGTCTTTGCCACTCAAAAACTGGCCGATCTTTACACTATTGGTACTAGTTGTACCGATAAGACCACTAACGCCAACATAGGCATCTGAGCCAGCAACGGGTGTAGCGTTTGATACAATCATGTTGGTTGTTACTTGACCTTGACGGAGTAGAATAACCTTGCCACCTAATTGTACCTCGTCTTTATGCCAGTTGATGTGCTGTCTTGTGAGGTCAAGATTTACTACGTCTGTTAGTAGAACGCCGAGAGGCTTGGATCCACTAACTGTAGCAGCATATTCAACGACAGCATTAGCGTCATCCATAGATACGCCAACGCCAGTTGTGGCTGATACTGCACTGACCACACCGCCTCTTTCGGCAACTGTGTTCATGAAGAATGAGATATCTGTTAATAGTTCGATACGATCTGCTTTAAGAGCCATGTTATTCTCCCTTGTTAAGTTTTTTACCTAGTCTAGCACAAACGAATTCAAGTAATTCAGCACGAGTTGAGTCCTCTTGTGAGGCTGTCTCGCCACCGACACTTAGGTTGACACTTTCTTCTGTCTCTACGTCTTCTAGAGTACTAGCGTCAACAACATCTTCAGAAGCCTTTTTCTTTTCTGGACCCTTTTCTTCTTCATCCTTCTTGTCTTTATTGAGCCAAGGAGGCATTTTGCCAGCAAAAAGACTTGTCATAGCTTCGAAAGCTTCGTCGTTAAGAGATTCAAATTTATCTACTGTGGCTGAAGCTGTTTCAGAATCGATACCAGCCTCAACTAGAGATGCCATTCTTTTCATTTTCTTTTCTTTCTTGGCCATCTCTTCTTCTTTGCTCTTGTAAGCAGCAATAACTTCATTAGCTGCTTCTAATTCAGATTTGGCTTTCTTCATCTCTTCTTCCTTCTTAGCCATATCCTCATCAGCTTTCTTAGCAGCTTCTTCTTTTTCAAGAACTACAGCATCAAGAGCAGCCTTGGTTTCTGTTATTGTGACTTCATGAGCCTTAATAACATTTTCTAGTTCTACTGTTTTGTCTTTGAGAGCAGCAGCGGAGGCAAAAGCTTCCTTAACTGTTTCTGCACAGTTCATAGCTTCGATCTTAGATTTGATTTCTGCTACTTCTTTCATAAATGATTCGAGATCTAAACTCATAATATTATTCTCCGCGTTAGGGGTTAACGTATTGTTAGATACACCTGCTTTTGATAAATCGTCTTTTTTTTCGTTTAATAATTTATTAAAAGTTTCTTTAGTAAAAATAATACTATCTGGATTTGCTGGCTTATCAACAAAGCCCTTGCCAGAAAATGTTATATTTCTTAATACACGACCTATCTTATACTTTTCGTGTTTTCCGGTTCCACCATATGATCTGAGATATTTTGTAAGATAAGCAGTATTATCATTTCTTGCTAAAACTTTAAAGTCTCCGGTTGACTCATCAATAAGTCCGTAGTCAAAACCATTAAAAAAGCACTCCATACTAACAAACTTAGTACCATCTTCTATTTCAGCAATTAGTTTTTGTGCTCTCTCTCTTAAATCAGGATTACTAAATCCTTTGTAAATTACAGAACCAGTAAGTATATGATATTTTTCTGGTAAATTTTCTATAGGAGTATTTTCATCTATCAAAATACCTTCCTCGGTAATAGGCCAATTAGCTGTGATATGACCTATAATTAAACTCTCGTCGTGCTCTAGATTGGTTGGTTTATCTTCGGGGGTATTTCTAGCAGCCCATACTTCTGCTGGAGAAAAAATATCATCATTTTTATTCCATGAAGAACTAACTAAAATAGATTGTACATAATATAAATCAGAATCATCATAAGAAGCTAAGCTTTTAACATGTTTAATTTTACTATCATTAATAGCACATGGCTCAACTATGGAAGCATAAGAAAAAGAAGCAGAAGCTTTTATCTTATCTTCTAGACCATCAGTAATTTCTTGATTAAATATTTGCATTATTTACCTCTTATTCTAGACTAGAATACACCATAGAATAGAAAGACGCCTTAGCCTGTTTTTGTTCTTCAACAGTTAATTCTTTATTTAATGCTGATCTTAATTGATTGATCCAATTATGGTAAGCATTAATATTAGTTTGTGTTTGTTGTGCAGATAAGTTGTGGATTTGAGATGCGACTTTTTCTTCACTAATATCTGAAAAGGGTGGTGTGGAGAATAGGATCTTCGTTTTAATATTATCTAGCTCTAAACTTTCTTCATTAGATAAACTTCTAAGGTTTTTCTTTTGATAAAAATCTAGTAGTATTGGATTGACAATTTTACTTATTTTTTCTTGAGCGTCGTTTGCCCAAAACATCATCGTAGCGCCGGTTTGGGGTTTAAATGTTTTACTTTTACGTGGCTCAGAATCTTTAGTATTTTTTGGTCGCCCTTCACCAGCTTCTTTTGGCAAGGATTCTTTCGAATCCTTTGCCAACTTCGTTGAAGAAGGCTGAGATGGAGCCTTCATTTCCAATGCTGGTTTCTCTCCGTTTTTCTTCTTTTCTAATTCTAAGCCAACTTCACTTGGCGCAACTACACCAGTTTGTAAAGCTATTTTGCGTAAAGAACTTTCTGGTGACGGATCGTGCCAAGGACCAGCTTTTCTTACCATTCTTTCACTATCTCTTTCTCTGATTTCTCTATTTAGTCTACTCTTTTCCATATCCGGATCAAAACCAAAACGAGTTTGTAACAATTCATCACTAATAAGATTTCTATCTGCTAGTTGAATTAACAATGCCTTTTCAGCGTCTTCATTACTAAGATCCATTCTATCAAATTCAATTTTAGCTGGATATCTAAAGCCCATCGCCTTTTGTATGAGAATCATTTCTTTTTCCCAAAACTCTACCAGCATATCACGGCCATACTGAAGTCTTTGTGTTAAAGTTTTAAGACTAATAAAATTATTGGTTGTTCCCGCTGCTCCAAAAGTACCTGTCAAAGTTGGAGGGATACCAAGACCAGCATAAATACTATTAAGATGTGGAACGTATTTTGCCTCGCCTAAAAATTGATGAACATTAGTGTTACTCTCTATTAGTTCGATATCTGGCCCCCACACAAGATCCATTGTTCCGCCACCAACATTATTACCTAAAATTTGAGCCAACTTAGCCGTAGCTGCTTTTGTGGGAGCAATTTTATGTTCTAAGTTTCCTAATTTAAAAATTCTAATATTACTTATGGCACCATCAAGAGCTGCCATATCTGCTAGTTTAAGTTTTTCTATAATAGTAATATCATCCATAATCGCATATATCATGGGATATGCCCATGTTTGCCAATCATCTTTTTTATAGTGAAATACAAGAGTCTTATCTGGATCTAGAGGGTATGGTTTTTTAGTTTTTGCCGCTTCTAAAATAGCTGGTGGCAAATTAGCAACAACACCTTTTTCGGCTTCTGTCTTGGGGTTATTAACTAATTTACGTAAAGTTGGAGGAAGAATTAATTCATATGTTTTATTCTGAACAAATGATGATAATGCTCCGGCAGCAACGTCTACATATACAGGATCAATAAAAGTATATTTCCAAGGAATTTCTCTTCTTTCTAGTTTGATATCATCAATATCCTGAACCTGAAAATCTGGAGATGCAGCTGCTTTATAAAGTTTTTCTGTTGCTTTAAGACTAAGTTTTCCGGTTTGTCTACTTAATACAACATTCCCTGTTTTATAAATATTATTTAAAAACCTTTCGGATCTTTCTTTACCTCTAATTTTTTTAAACCATGTCCTATAAAATTTTTCTATTCTTTTGTTTTTATGGACTGGTCTAATCCCTTGACTAGCAAAGTCTCCCATAAGATCAATTACATTTTTAACTAATCCAACTCTCTGATAGATATCTTCTGCTTTCTTGAGAATAAGTTTAAATTCACGAGGAACAGCTTCGTCGGGTCTAAAGAAATCATAATCGGATCTGGTTAAACCAGGGCGACCAGATGTATTTTTATCTAGATTAGAATAGTCGAGACCATATCTTCTCATAGCAGAAGAACGCTCCACTCCGGTAAATTCATCTAAAGACGAAGAAGACTTTAGGGCTTCTTGTTTACTGGCTAAATCATCACCCCATGTGACGTATGCCTGCTCATCTCTAGCATTGGCGTTTTGTATAGCTTCGCTCTTAGGATATCTTTTAGCCATATTTATTATTTTATTAATAGAATTATAATGCCATTACAATACAATTATACACTTTTTTATTTATAAATCCCTAGATAATCAGCATCGTTAGCCGCTGAAGTAAACCATTCTGGTCCTTTGTACATATTTCCGTCTTGTTTGACCATATTTAATCTATTGCCACCAACTACTTCGTACTCTATGGGCTGTAAGCTTCTACTCATTTGTCTAGCTAACATATTCGCTATAACTAATGAACTATATCGGTCTTTACGAAGTCTACCTTTTTTACCATTTTGTAGCTTAACTTCTGGAGTATCCCATCTGTCTCTAGCCCCAGAACCAGTACTCGTTTGTGTCATCACTATAGTTACCAATTCATTTTTTAGTTCTTCGATTTCTAATATGCACTCACTCAAGCTATCATATATAGGATTAAGATCACTGTCTAATATGTCTTTGCCTTCTTTTTCTAAAGCTAAACCGAGAGTTAAATTATCAAATCTTGGAAATAATAATATTTTATCTTCTAGATCTTTTCTTAATCCATGATTGGCCTGACTCGTCCAATCTGCCTTAGCAAATTGCACCAATTCAATAATATGTAATCCTGGTTGATTGTCAGTATCTTTAGCCTTATCATAATCAATAATTGGCCAAATAAGATGCTCTCCCTCTTCTAGTTTACTTGGGTCGTGCAATGCTTCTTCGATAGCAACACCACCACCCTGAGCATCAATACCCATGCGTGTGCATGGAAATATTTTCATTAAATTACGAATTTTACGAGCACAAAAACCATAAAAGTCATGTTCTTGCACTAAACCAGTTTTTAGTCTTTCTTTAAAGTTACTACGATTAGTAGTCCATCCATATACTACTCTTCTATGATCAGGATGTACTTCTAATATAATAATACTAAAATTATCTTGTTCCGAGGCAGGATCTATACCATATATATACTGACAAGAAGAATTTCCTTGAGTAGCCGCATCAAAGGTAATGGTTCTGTTATTTATGACAATAGGATTACGGTCAGAAGTAACACAAGATTCAATCAGACTACGTCTAAAAAATCCTTCACTATCTCTAACAAAACATGCAGCATATTCCATATTATATATTCCGGTATGAATAGTTGCTTTGGCTCTACTAACTTGTTTATCATCCATGAAGCCCTTCGGAATTAATTCGTATGGAATACGTATTATACTGTAATCTCTCCAATTAAAATTATTAGGAATTTCTCCTTTAAATATTTCTTCTAATTTACGTTGATCTCCTCTACTTTCAATGATTCCTTTATATCGTTTCCAATATTGTGCGAAATGCTTGAATTCGTAGTCTGCCGTACCACTAATAATTGCCTGATTACCCATCTTGTAATCTAATGCTTCTAATTCTTCATTCCATAAGCCAGCGTTTATCATTGCTTGTTTCTTAGCTTCTTCTTTTACGTTTTGAATAGGACTGGCGGATACAGCAGCGAAACCAGAAACTACTGTTTCGTAAATGTCCGGTGATATAGACGCAAATTCGTCAGCAATAATTATATGCGCTCTAAGACCTCTAATTTTACTTCCATCACCCATAGGAATAGCTATAGTCCAACTATCTCCCAGTCTCATGGTGCATCTATCCACATCTCTGCGAGGACCATCATCATTACCATTAAAAATACTACGTAAAATAGGACTATTTCTCCAAATAGTTTCCATATACTCAAAGATAATTTTACTCTGTCTAAAAGCAGCGCCAACAACTACAATCTTAGTACCAGGAAAAAATGCGCACCTTAATACACAATATAAAGCTAATAAGAATGACTTACCCCAACCTCGACTAGCTATGTACATTGGAAAAGCCCTAATCCAAAACTCTTGTATAATAGCAATTTGGATAGGATGAAGTTCTATGTTCAATAGTAGTTTTACCATACTTCCTATATATTTAGGACTACGTAATAATCTTAATAGATGTAAGTCTGGATTCTCTATTTCTTTTTCTGTCCTATGAATCATAGGATTTTTTGGGATGATAATTTGGTTAAGATCGCCTAGTCCTAACCACGCATCTTCAAAATCAAACTTCTTTTTTATTTCGCTCAATGTAATGTACCTTTTTAAAAATGAATTCCGCCATCTTGGCTGCGTTATCAGAGTCTCCACAAAAAACTACTTTAATATTATGATATAATTGTAGTTCTAATAAATGCTTCATAATAAACGAAGGGGATATTTTAATTTTATCCCACATTCTTTTAGGAACATTAGACCCTACTGGATAAATAAGTACATCATCTAAGTCGAACTCTAGTAGTAAAAAAGAATACTTAATATTACTTAATCTATTGACTACATCTTTAAATCGACTTTCGGTAATATTATTAGCAAATTCACTAACGCTTTTTTTTCGCTCTATTGCTAAGATATTTTCTAGACCCTCTATACTATAATCTCCAGTATCTAGTTTTTTATTGGCTGTAACATAATGTTCAAAAGACCAGGGTTGCTGTTCTCTTGTATCTATAATAATAGTAAAATCATTATTGTTTATCATTTTTACTAGCCACTATTTTAAAAAATACTGCTTCATATATTGCTTCTAAACCCTTTATCATTTTATGATGTAAATAACAAAGAGTAATACCGTTACTTACACAAAAACGCAAAGAAGGATATTCTGCCCATGTTTTTATATGATGAGCATTAAGCTTCTTTTTGCTTTCACACCCTGGCCACTGACATTTATGTTTATCTCTGGTATAAACCTCCTTACGCCATTTCTTATATAATGGATCATTAAAATTTCGCATTAGGTTTGCTATCGTTATAAACCATATCTTGAACTAAGGCATCAAAAGAATATGTTGGTTTCCAAGATAATTCCGACTCTGCTTTGGCTGATCTGCCACACAAATAATCAACTTCTGCTGGTCTAAATAAATCCTCATTAATATTAACATATTTTGTATAATCTAAATTAGCTAATTTAAAAGCAGAAGTTAAAAATTCTTTAACGCTATGAGTTTCGCCAGTTGCCAATACATAATCTTGTGGCTGTGGCTGTTGTAGCATCATCCACATTCCCTTTACATAGTCTTTGGCGTGGCCCCAGTCCCTATGAGCATCTAAATTACCCAATTCAAGTTTAGATACATTTTCTCCACGTATAACTTTGCCTAGATATTTAGTAATTTTACGAGTAACAAAGTTTTCACCCCTTCTGGGACTTTCATGATTAAAAAGTATTCCACAGCAACAATATAAATTATAAGCTGCTCTATAAATCTGTACCATATGGTATGAAGCTAGTTTAGCAACACCGTATGGACTTTGGGGGAGCATAACTGTATTTTCATCTTGATATTTTTTGCCATTAGAATCCACAGAATAATTTCTTCCAAACATTTCGCTCGTTCCTGCTTGATATAATTTGGTGTCTGGTGAATAATGACGTATAGCTTCTAGTATATTGATGACTCCCACAGCATCTATTTCGAAAGTTGTGGTTGGCTGCTTAAAGCTAGTACCCACATGACTCTGAGCGCCCAGATTATAAAATTCGTCGGGTTGGTAGTTTCTAACTATTTGATTAGTGCCGCTAGGATCAGTGAGATCAAATTCTTCTAAAATAAAATTTTTATTATTCGCTAGATGAGATATTCTACCAAAATTATTAGTGCTAGATCTTCTGTGCAAACCAATAACTTTGTATTGTTTTTCTAATAAAAGATCGGCCATATAACTACCGTCTTGTCCCGTAACACCAGTTACTAATGCTATTTTTTCACTCATTTAATATCTCCTTCTTTGTAGTATGTCCAACAATCTCCTGGTAGACTATATAATCGTTTTTTATTATGATTAAATTTTTCTAATATAGCTTTTTTAACTCCTGGCCATGATCTGTCATGACCGGCAATATATCCGCCTGTTTTAACTTTAGGCAACCATGTGTCTAGGTCTATTTTCACATCCTCATATTCATGAGACATATCTATAAATACAACGTCTAGTGATTCATTGGTAAATTCTTTAGCTGCCTCTGTTGATAATTTTCTAATCGGTATAAATTTTCTATCGCCCATGTTTTTTAAAAATATTTTATATATATCTGTTTCGGTTGCTAATTTATGGGCAGTATCTATTTCTGCGGGTGAACCCAGCCAAGAATCAACAATATACAGAGTAATATCTGGTCTTTTTTTACTTATGATATCTGATAAGTATGATGAGCTTTTACCAAGCCATGCGCCGCATTCAACAAAAATGCCATTTGGAGATATGCTTTCTACTAAAACATTATATGTTTGATGATAATTAAACCATCCATCAATTTCCTGGGTTTGTTTCATATTACTCTTCCACACTATCTGGTGTTAAAAAAGGTTTGTCCACGGTATTATCCGCGTAAGTATGATATTCTTCTAGTTTAGATTTATGCTTATCTGTTGCCATTGCGAGAATCTCCATTTCTCGACCCTCTTTTTCTCTTATCTCTTCATCTTCTAGCATTCGTATAAGTCCCGTCCAGCTACTTTTTCCATCTTCTATTCTTTTTATACGCTGCTCTCTAGTAGCTTTGAGATCTTTGCTTATTTTTTGCTGCTCATTTAATAGTTTAGTATATTCATTAGTATAATTAGCAATACTGTTACGAGCAAAACTTAATTGAGTTTCCATATTAGCCAACTTAGGAATATCTCTTTGATCTTCTGCTTTTTCGTATTCTTTATCCACTTGCTTTTGTAGTTTTTCCGTTTCCACAATATGACGCTTACGTTCTTTCATGCTTCTATTAATTAGAATATCTATAGTAATAAATTGTTTGATTTGAAGTTCTTCTGCTGGTAAAACATCTTCACGAAATTGTTTCATTAAATTAATCCACACATTCTCAAAATATTCTAATTCGCCGCTATCTTTATCAAACTGTCTTTCTATTTCGGTCCAAAAGCTTTTTTGATGCAATTTGTGTTTAAGATACTTATTATCGGAACTGTCTTGATTAATTAATAGGTCATTTTCTAGAGAGTATCTTTCTATTGGTGCAGGAGATCGATTTAGTTGTTGGGCGATTTGCTCTATTGTTAGAGATGAAATGTGGTCTCTTATAAACTTTTCTTCATCTAGAGATAGCTGGCCTCTTTTCTTGGGGCCTTTGGGGGAATTAGTATTGTTCATCTATAATTTCTCGAATTATTTGAAGTAATTTATTAAGATCACTCTTGCAAATCTTTTCGCCATATTTGAGTTTGAGATATGTTTCTCTGTGGGATGAGGGGATTTTTTCGTCTAATAGGTCGATAATTTCTTGATTAAATACTAATTCAGAAACATCTCCTTTGGTATGGTGTTTGGACCCATAATCTTCTATATCTTCTATACCCACGGGTTTCATAATATTTTTTTTACTATTGTTACGAGTTTCCCAGGCACTATATAATTCACAGTCACTTTTATTTGTAAACTCTAAACATTGATTGGTGCTTTTTTTACAGTGGGCATCGTATAGGGGACAAGTAAGACAGGGTTTATCGGGCCTTTGATAATTATCTCGCTTGTAATTAAATAGCCTATTTCTAACGTGGGTCCAAAGAAAGTTTTCTAGTGGGCGTTTTTTATCGTATTTCTCTAAGCCTTCTAGAGCAAATATGGCGGCCTGCTGTTTCATATCATCATAGCTATGATAGCCAAATTTAAATTTGTGGCCTAATCTTTTGCTAATATTATCTAATACATTTAAAAATTCTTCTTCACTAACTCCATGAGGCAGAGAACTTTTATTTTTGAGCTTTTTGGTCGGTTTTTGTGGTTTCTTTTTCTTGGTCATATATTAATTGTGCTATACTTTTTCCTTCTGGTAGTTGTAAATCCTTGCTAACATCGAGACTACCCGATGCTTTTACGACCAAAACTGAATCGACTAGATTAAAGTGCGAATTAGTCATTTTTTCTCCTTGCGCAAAACTTGTCAACTAATACTATAATACTGTTAGTTACACTTTTAGTCAACTTTACAGAAGGATTAATTATGGCAACCTATAAAAAGTGGAATGATTCGGAAGTGGATTTTATTAAGAATAACCACAATTCTATGCCCGACGAGGTATTAGCGGTCAAGTTAAGTCAAATGACTGGTCAAACTATTAGCACCGCTATGGTTCGTCGCCAACGACGCAAGCTAGCACTAAAGAAACCAAGGGGTCGTCCAAGCAAGAATCCAAAGTTACCAACAGTAGAAACCCTTGGGGAAATTGGCTAATATGAAAACGCTAATAGCTTTATTTTTTCTAACACTCGTAGCTTCGGATAATTGTTGGGCTCAACAAATAGTATCTGTGGCTCCTGTGTTGCAACAACCTGTTGTGGCTTATCAGCCTGTTGTTGTACAGGAAGTAAGGAGTGTGCCCGTTGTTGAGAATAGGGTATATTATTATCCTATTTTTTATCAGCAGCAACCCCAGTACTATTATGTTCAGCCGATGATGGTTCAGCCATATCCGGTTTGGCATAGGTGTAGATGGTGGGGGAATCCGTATAGGTATTAAATTTTATATATTAAAATCGAAAAGAGGCAGGCAGAAATGCTTGCCTTTTTTTGTGTCTTGACATCTGGAAATTTTATGGTAGAAAATAACAAAATTAGTCATTCGCCTAAAGGACTAGAAATATGAAAAAAAAGAATGGATTCTTAAACGTAGAAAGATTAGAGAGTAGACACGTATTATCAGTAGCTATATTAGATTCAGGGATTGATATTAATCATCCTGATTTAATAGATAATTTGTGGGTTAACTCTAGGGAAATTAAAAATAATAATATTGATGATGATAACAATGGTTATATAGACGATATACATGGATGGAATTTTATTAGTAATAATAATAATGTCATGGATGTTTATGGCCATGGAACACATATAGCTGGGATTGTGCAGGGGATTAATCCTGGTGTGAGAATTGTGGCCGTAAAAATGATTAGTGATGGTGGGGCTGGAAGTACTAGTGCTATGCTTCGGGGTCTTGATTATATTATTCAACTAAGGAATAGAGGAGAAGATATTGATACTATAAATTGTAGCTGGAGTTTGGGGTCATATGGATCATCAGTAGTTAGGGATAAGTTTGTTACAATGAATGATATTGGGATTGTGATTGTATGTGCGGCCGGAAATAATGGAGCCGATTTGGATATTAATCCTAACTATCCTGCCAGCTTCAAGTTAGATAATATGATTAATGTGGCTTCTGTTACCCCAGAATATATATTAGCGGGGTCATCTAATTATGGGATTAATACTGTACAAATAGCTGCTAGAGGTACTCTCATATATTCAACGTGGCCTGGGGGTCGATATGCTACATTGAGTGGTACTAGTATGGCGGCTCCTATGGTTGCTGGAAAAATAAGTACATTATCTGGTAGTGTTGTGGAGCGTAAGTTTGCTCTTTTGTCTGAGGTTATAAGAACAGAGTCTCTAACTAATAAAGTATCAACCGGCGGATATTTAAAAGAAAGCTGGTCTGCTACTCCCCCTGTTGTTAATCCTCCTGTGACTCAAGAAGTGATAAGTGGTCGTGCGGGGATTATGAATATCAATAGAGTGTATGGGTGGGCATATAGCTCTACGTTGATGAATAAACCAATGCTAATACGGGTGGTTGTAAATAATCGGGTAGTAGCGTTGAGATGGGCAAATGTATATAGGCAGGATCTAGTAGCTTCTTTGGGTAGTGGAAATCATGGGTTTGATATTAGATTGAATAGATATATGTTTCAGAGGGGCTGGAATATTATGAGAGTCTATGCTATAAATACAGAAACTGGCAGCATGAAACTACTAGGTTCTAGTAGTATTAGAAGATGGGTATAAGTGGCTATTAAACTGGCTAATTTATTATAGGGCGTCCCTATTGTGTTTATACCACCCGCGGCTTTTCAGTATTTCTAATGGTATCATAAGCAAAATGAAAAAACCCCCCCTTTTATACTAGACGCTAGATTGCCCCCGCTTTTTTGACGTAAACTGTTGTGACGTAAGGAGTTGCGACGAATCGTAGAATCGACAAGAAGAATGTTGTTGAATATTGGCATGATATTTGCTCTCTAAAAAAATCTTAAAAAAAACATTTGTACACTATTGACGCCTAAAGATTTTCCTGTATAATGTCGATATAAGAAGTAAGAGAGAAAGAAAGAGAGAGTTGATGATGTTTACGATGATTCAGATTACCAAGAATACCACTGCTATGGTTAAGAATGGCAAGGTTATCTACCTTATCCAGAAAGGGAAGATTACCCAAGATCCTCTGAAGGTTAGACACTTTCAGAGAATGATCTGAAAAAAACATTTGTTCAGTATTGACAGAATAAAAACCGATATATATACTAGGATAATCAAGAGGAGAAAAAAGATGGAAAAGATGATCGACGAAAATGGCAATGAGTGGATGGTGGGGGATGAGGCCGACTATATCCCCGGATACGATGATGGGGAATGGGATCCGATCATGGGTGATGCTGACGATTATCCGGAAACGGATGATGAGTGGCTCGATGATTTCCAAGGCGAGGAAGATTTTGCCTAAGCAATTGTTGTGCCAAAAATAATTGGCACAGATTTTGCGGCCGCTTTTTTGCTGTAAGTTGTTGTGGCATATAGACTTACGACGATTTTATTTTTCTTCTCATTTGGCACAGAATTATTTTTCTGATTTTTTCAAGAAAGCCTATTGATATGGCCGATAAATACTGTATAATGATGGCAGAGTAAGAGAGAAGAAAGAAAGAGAGTGATAGAGATGCAAAAGGTTGTGAGTGTGAATGGTTTCCTTGCTGGTCTTCCGCGAATCGTCCAAAAGAAGATTTGGAAAGTTTCTGATGCGAATGGTACGGTTGTTCAGTATGTGAGTGCTACCGATAATCGCAAGAGCACTGCTCAAACGTATATCAACAACAAGTATCCTGGAAAAGTGCTTACCCTGACATTTTCGCACTTCAAGGGTTTGATTACGATCCGCTGATAAGGGGGTTGACAACCAAAAAAATATTGATAAAATAAGGCAAAGAAAAGGAAAACAAATGACCATTCAAGTTCAAAATACCATTCGTCGCCTAGTTGCTCGTCATGGTTATTCGGCAACATTTGTGCAGCATCTTGGCGAAGGTATTGTTCTGTATAGTATCGGTGGCATCATGTATCGCATCCGTGGCGATGGTACGATTCTCTAGTATTGACAACCTAAAAAATATTTGATAGAATCAAGAGAAAGAAGAAAGAAGAAAAGAGAAAAAGAAAATGATTACCATGAATAAGCCTGTAGTGAATAGCCTTGACAAGATTTTTTCTGCTATGCGAACGGGTAAGTATGGCACGGTTATTGATACTAAGGGAAACGCCCATATCGGTATCATCAACGCGATTATGCGTGAGGATGGTAGCGGTAGGAATTGGATCGTGACGGTGACCAATCGTACAGTAAGTGAAAAGGTGTTCATTCACGCCACCTAAATGGGGGGTGTGCATACTGGAAAAAGACGTATTCGTTCTAAGTTGTTGTGGCACAATGACTTAGGGCGAATTCGCGGGCGCAAAAATTTTATCTAGTTTGGCACGAAATTATATTTCAAGCATGCTCTTGAATATATCGATGATATTTGTAGAATAAGAATATCTCAAGAGAAAAGGAAAAAGAAATGAATCAAGAAATCGTGAATCTTGCAAATGCTCTCGGTCTTGTTGTCGCTAGCGTGTGGGATGGATACTCTCGCAAATGGATCGTGAGCGAAAGGGATGGATACTATCCTATTTTCACCACGAATGAATACGATAGGTTGATTGAGGGATTGAGGAATGGCGGACGTTTTCGTTCTCTCTAAATATTTGGCACGAAAATCGCGGGCGCTTTTTTGTCGTAAGTTGTTGCGACGTAAGGAGTTACAGCTAATCCAGCTAGATAGAAGCCTTTGGCACGATATTTGCTATCCAAAAAAAATCCAAAAAAACATTTGTTCAGTATTGTTTTCTAAAGATTTCTCTGTAGAATATCGATATAAGAAGCAAGGAGAGAACGATGTACGAGATGATGTGGAAGATGTTTCAGACCGGACAGATCACCCGTGAGGGGTGGCTGAACTTTGCCAACTGGTATATGTGGAATTGCATCATGACTCGTCCGACTGTGGTTGAGATGATGGTTCGTATGAAGTATAATTAGAGAGAAAGATAAAATGATCGGTATTTTTGATTTTGATATGACAACTGGAATAACCCAAGGTAAGGAAACTGCTAGCCTTAGCCAGTTTATCAATCCTGAGATTGCTGTTCCTGATATTCTTTCTGCTAAACCTACAACGCTTACAAAGAATAGGCTAACTAGGTATAAGAAGGTATATATTCTAACTGCTCGTGCTGGTGGAAAGAATGGAGAAATGCGAAAAGCATTGAAGAAGTATTTTATGCAGAATGGGTTGTATATCCCAAATAGCCAGATTATTACCGCTGGGGATTTTGGTAAGAATATACCTACTGCTCAAAAGAAACAGATTATCCTAGATAGTATAACTAGAGTATATAAGCAAACTGTACACTTCTACGATGATGATACTAATAACGTAGAATATGCAAAATCGGTAAACTGGGTAAAAGCGTTCCAAGTTTGAGTCGTAAACCTTTGTGAGATAAGGACTTAGGACAAATTTGCGGGCGCATTTTTTGACGTAAACCATTGAGAAACAAGAGGTTACGACTAATCAGTTTTGGCACAATATTTGCTTTATAGCATACGGAGTGCCGAAAAGCATCAAAAAAGCCTAAAGTTTTGTCAAAATCTCTTGACATAAAAATCTGGATTTTTTGCTTGCAACCTAAAGAACGGTCTGTATAATGTCGATATAAGAGAAAGAAAGAGAAAAGGAGAAAGAAAATGAGTTGCCCTGACCCCCTTTATGACTACGAAGATTTTGAGGATTCCGATGATGGCTATGATGCTGCTAAGGATGCTTATCTGATGGGGTATGGCCCAGCCGTTACCCTTAGCCAACGTGAGGAAGAAGAAGCCTTGCGTGAAGAATATCGTAGAAATGGATGGTGACCCCCATAAGAGGGGTTGACGATCCAAAAAAACTTTCCTAGAATCCAAGCAACACAGGAGAAATAGAAAATGGCTACTAAGTTCAAGATCATCGAAGATGCAAAGCGTCAGGCTCGTATGTGCTTTCTTGGAATTGCGATTCCTTGTCAACCTAGCCTGGCTAATGGTGAATACGGACCTATTCGTAGCGAAAAGATTTTGAAGTTCAATCGTAAGGCTCTCCGTAATATCGGCAAGCGTAAGATCGAAAAAGTTGATCCTCGCTATAATGGTGGTGATGATACTATGATCGTGAAAGTGGGCAAGCCCGGAAGTAGCGAGCGTGTTGAGGCTCTGATGTCGCAATATGGTGCGATTCTCGCTTGTGGTGAAGAAGTTTCCCCGTTTGCTTTTGAGGACTGAAAATGAATCCGAAAAATTGGACGAACGATAACCGCAAGGTGGTGTGGACAGTATCACTGAATAACAGTACACTATACTGTTTATATGTTCAGGGTGTGCTAGTGTACGAAGATATACCTCTTGACGATTTTTATTCACTGTACACTAATACAGTAGCCGAAACTTGTCCTAAGTTGTGATGGGACAAGGACTTACGACGCGGGCGGCGGGCGCGAAAATCGTGCCAAAAAAATATTTCTTATTTGGTACGCGATTATTTTTCTATTTTTTTCTTGACGAACTAAAGTTTGCACGGTAGAATGTCGATATAAGAGAAAAGAGAGTTGATAATGAAAAAGAACCTTGAAAAGAGACTGAACAAACTTGGCTACAAACTTCTTCCGAAGTTCTATTCGTGGTCACAATGGAAAGTGATTGTTGGTCCCGAATATCCAATTTTCATTCGATTTTTTGACAATCTGAAAGAGGTTGAGGTTTTCGTAAAAAGCGAGGAATACATAATCGCTGCAATGCAAGGTTGACAAACTAAAGTTTAGAGTGTAGAATACCGATAAGAATAGTATCCAAGGGAGAAAGAAAATGTTTGTGAGTATTTGTGGCAAAATCTTCAACAAGAATCATATCTTATACATTACCAAAAAGATAGAACACGTTTGCGATCTATCCACCTACAAGATTGGCGACGATAAAATCCCTGACGAAAGATACGAATACTATATTAGGGTTGTGCTTCGCAGTGATGATGTTGCGTGTCGTGAGATTATATGTTCTTGCGACAATGAAGAGCATCTATACCGAGAATACAAAGAACTTTGCATTAACTTGCTTAACTAACCCACTAAGGAAACCATATCGTGAAAACCAAGTATGTATTCGTAATAGAGGATGATTCATTTCCTCCAGTTAACATGGAGCGTTGCTATATCTTTGATAACTTCGAGGATGCACGATCTTTCTACACAGAAAAGGGATACGCTTTAGAATTGTATGCGAATGATACTATGTTCTATATTTCAAACAAAGTAAACTGGCACGGAAATATTCATAAGGGTTTGTATTACTAAGGGAAAAAGAAAATGAGAAGTTTTAACTTTTGGACAGTGGATGGTCGGTTTGTTGGCTCTTTTTCTGGATTGAATCGGCAACAGGCTAAGATTCTAGCGTCAAAAAAAACAGGAATCGACCAAAACCTACTAAAAACATACCATCCGAAGTTTTGGGATTGACAAGTAAAGTTTAGAGCGTAGAATTACGATATAAAGGGTATCACAAGAGAGAAAGAAAATGAATCACGCCGAAGCGGTTACAATGGTTAGGGGCAAGCGTAATAAGGATAGCCGAAAGATTGGTAATAATACCTATGCGGAAATCCTTCACGATGGTAGCGTAGGGATTTTGCTTCATAGCACCTATGTTGTACAGATTCACCCCGATGATACTGTAACCCTTCAAACGGGGGGTTGGCAAACCAGTACCACGAAGGATAGAATTAACCAGTATAGCCCCGTTCGCGTGTATCAGCGTAAATATGAATGGTTTGTAAAATTGAATGGTAAGGAATATCCCTTTATGGAAGGTATGGTGGTGCAAGCATGATGGTAGTGATTATGGTCGGATTTTTTACTATTATTCTTGGTGGTTTTATCATGGCCATTTTGGATATTGCTCATGAGGCTAATGAAACTTGGCAGAAACAAGTAAGGGCCGAGGATCTTAAAAAGTTGGGAAAGTTTATTAGGGAATAAAATTAAAGAAAGGGGCCAAGGATGGTCGATATTAACTGGGTAAGTATAGGCGTGGGATTTATTGTTGGTGTTGTGTGTAGTTGGTTTGTTTGTGATCTTGTTTTTCCAGTAAAGGAAGATTTAAATGACCAGGAATGATAAGATTTTGCTGACCTTTTGTTTTATCGCTGGGTGCGTTGTAACATTTTTTGTTTCGGGATGTTCAAAGCCAGTTAATAATCATACCAATATTGAATATCCTCTTGGACAGTATTTAGACACGCTACCAGTATCTACGGAAGAAAATAAATTACCTGAAAAAATAATGGTATATACTTCACTCAATGAAAATAATGAACCTGTTAAAATGGCTTCTTGTAAAGGTTGTCATTTTGTTTGCCCTAAATGCTTAGAATAAAAATCTAAGGATTTGTTGTAAGTTCTTACTCCACAAGGACTTAGAGCAAATCGGGCGGGCGCATTTTTGGTGCCAAAGTCTGATACAAAAATTTTTCTTCGTTTGGCACGCGATTATTTTTTTATTTTTTAAAAAGATTTCGCTTGCATTGGCCGATAATAAGTGTAGAATGAACGCATCACAAGGAGAAACGACAATGATGAACGATCTCGACACGGTGAACATGATCCTTGCTCAACTGGCCGACGAGGGTACGATTGAACCGATGGCCGAGCCGATTGACGCGAGCGACTGCCATCCGATGGATTGGGCAGAGGTTGTCGGCATTGCAGATGAGGTTTTCGATGAGATGTATCCTCATGCGGAATTGATGGTTGACAACGAAGGCAATTCTTGGTATATTTCTTGAAAAGGAGAATAGATGAAACGTAAGCATAATTATGATACTTTTGGTTTTGAAAATACTTTTTGGAAGGTCTTTCGATATATTTTCATTCCGTTGTGGTGTGTGATGTTTGTTGGAGTAATCACTTTTTTCATTTTTGTATTGTTCAATCCTAAAGTTATTGGAGAGCATACCGCTCAACTTCTGGCTCCTATCATCGAAAAAGTAAAGGAATAAATAATATGAGTCACCCCGATCCCCTGTTCGATCCAGATAACTCTTACGAGGATGATATGAACTACGACGATTACAATGCTTTTTTCGATGAGGATAGTTCCAACTATCACCCAGATGCGGATCATGAGATTGCGTCTCAGTTTGATAAGGATGATGAGGAACTGGAGGACGATTGGGATGATTTTTATGATGATAGCATGGATGGCGACCACGATTCGGCTATGGAATCTTGCGGGTGGGGAACTGATGAGGACTACGGATACTATGGGGATGATACCCCTATGTACGATGATTATTATGGAGGTGAGTGATGGCGGGAATGACTTTGCAGGATTGGATTAGGGCTTATATTCCACAAGAAAAGGAAAAGATGATGAAGGTTGTTGTTACACAGACTGATACTTTCGGTGGTGAGGCTAATTATAGTTGGGCTAATCGTTATGAGTTTGCTATTCATTCCGAAGCGTCTCAACGTAATATCGTGCGAAAGGCCAAGGCTCTCGCGGGTATGACCGGAGTAAAGGCCGATACATACGATTACGATACGGGGCTTACCATCAAGCCTCGCGGATATAATCAAGTGATCTTTGTAGATTTTGAGTGATTTATGAAAACGAAAAAAAGTATAACGCCATATCAAAAAGCTTTAGATCGCATGGAAAGGGAAACCAATCGTGCGGTAGCACATGTGGAGTTTTTAAAAAAACTGTATACCGAATCTAAAAAGAGCAAAAAAAAGTTGTCGCAAGTTGTTGGTGGATAAGGACTTACGACGAGGCCGCGGCCGCAAAAATCGTGCCAAAGTTTTTTCTTTTTTGGCATGCAATTATTTTTCAAGAACGCCTCTTGCATTGGCCGATAAGTATGCTATGATTAGGGTATCACAAGAAGAAGAGGTGCTAAGATGAGTCCTGACGGAACCTATAACGGATACGCTAACTATCAGACTTGGAATGTATGTTTGTGGATTAGCAACGATGAGAGTCTAAATGATCTTGCATCGTGTTGCAAAGATTACGAAGGTTTTAAGTCTACTCTTCGTGCTGGTTGTGAGGACATGCATATTGCATATGAAACGCCGGACGGGGTGGCATGGAATGATAGCGGCGTAAACCTTGCAGAAATGCAAGAATATTGGCAAGAAAACTTTTCTAAAGTGGCCGCTTGACAACTGACGATAAGTAGTGTAGACTTGTGACATTGAGGGTTTCTAACTAACAGAAAGGTTCTTATGAACGACTTGATTGTTTTTGGTTCGATTGCTGTGGCTGTTATGGGTTGTCTTCTCGCATTTGCTATGTATCACGTTTATCGTGGAGTGAATGCTAATCTGTCGTGTGCTAATGTTGGAGATGTTTTCAACTTTGACTATCTCCAGCCTAACAAGGGTGAGCCAGAGCGTTTCCTTGTCAAGATTGTTGATGTTCACACTCTTAGTGACGAACAGATTCGTAAACTCAACGCAACCAGCAACTATCGACGTTACGATGATAACTTCAAGCGTACTCGCCACCTTATCACTGGTGAGAGTCCCGATGGTACTGTGCGTAACTTTTATGCTGAACGTGTTACTAACTGTCGTCGTCCACTGCTTGGTACTACGCTCTTCAAGGCTGGTGTAGCACACCTTTTCTAAAAGAAAGTAAAGGTTGCAGTTTCGCAAAACCCTCAATCCTAAGTTGTTGCTACGGCAGCACTTAGGGCGAGGGCCGCGCCCGCAAAAATCGTGCCAGAACTATTTTAAAGAGTGTCTCTTGACACACCGATAATAGACAGTATAATCATTTTATGAATACTGCATTCTGCTACTCTGGCTATTCTTGGAAAGTTTTTCGGTTTAGCCATACGCTTGTTGGTTATGTTATGGCTAGTTCTCAGTACCAAGCACAGATTCTTGCCAAAGAAAAATATGGAGATTTTGTGTGGGTGGAGAGAGTTAGATAAATTTGGCCCCATCGTCTAGTGGCCTAGGACAACGGATTTTCGTTCCGTTTACCGGGGTTCGAATCCCCGTGGGGTCATTGTCTCGGCTAATCCTTCGGATTTGGGTGGCGTGGGTGTAGTCAGCGAAAAGTGATTGACAAAATTTCTTGCTTGTATAGACTTTGGCTATGCTCACTGCGACACAAATTCGTAAACTCTCTCAAGCCAATCTCAAAGGCTATGGTGGTAAAGAGGGAATCTTATCTTCTATCCTTTCTAGTGTTGATGGATGGGAAAGAACTAGTCATAGACTATACGATTATAGAAATGATATGCTAGGATGTTTAGTAGAGTGTAAGAAACAGGCTAATCTTCAATGGCTTGATCCTAGCAAATATCATAATTTAAGCAGGGAGGAGAAAGAGATTCGTTTTTTGTTTATTGTTGTAGATAAAAGTGGTTTGGTAGATTTGGTATTTTCTGTGAGTACGCATGATCTAATTGAGCGATTTTGGTCTAAAGATCATGTTAGGGATGCTTATGAGTATATTAAAAAGTATCCAAAAGACCAAATCAAATCTTCTATCAAGACACGCAAATTCTATGCCGAAAACCAAGATATTGTGACCACAATTTATTCTAGAAAAAAGCAAAGTTTAGCCGCTTGACAACCGATAATCTATAGTATAGAATCGCTCTAAAGGAGAAAACGATGCCAAATTGGTGTGCTAATAAGTTGACTATTTCCCACACTGACCGCTCTAAGGTTATGGAGTTTGTTCATGCTTA